CGGTGTGGCAGGTTACATTAAGACTGAATATCGCACACACTATAATCAGTCTGAAATTGCTTACATGGTTAGAAGGGATGGTTTTGATGCAACTGTTTTTAAAATCACTCACTAAATCATTTAGCAATGCAATCAAGAGAGCTAGAATGTCAGATGAAGAAAGATATCTTTCTGACTCAACTGACCTTGTAGACCTTGAAGGTCGTCAAAAGCGGATCATGTATGGTCAAGCTCCATATCAAATCAATGGTCGTCATTGGTTAGATATCCAACAATATCAGTAAAGTTAAAGAAGGGTGGTTTTTGCCACCCTTTTTTCTTGACACAAAGTAAAATCTCCTATATAATGATCCTTCATACTTAAAGAGGGCAGTGATGCAATTTTACACATCAGTCAATCGTCTAGGCAACTCCATTCTTGTGCGGGGTTATAAAGACGGTATAAAGACTCAAGAACGTATTAAGTTCAAACCAACATACTATGTTCCTACTAAAGAACCTACTGAATGGAAATCCCTGCGTGGAAACCCTGTCGCACCAGTCACCTTTGCCGATGCCAAAGAAGCCCGTGAGTTTAATAAACAATATAAGGGCATGGATAATTTTGAGGTGGTGGGCAATACAAATCATGTTGCTCAGTACGTTTACGATGTATATCCTGACAAGATTAGATTTGACCGTGAAACTATCAACACGACCACAATTGATATTGAAGTGGCGTCTGATGACGGATTCCCTAAACCAGAGTTTGCTGAGTATCCTGTCATTACAATCTCTTGCAAAAATAACATTGATGACCTTTATCATGTATGGGGCATGGGTGAGTATACACCTGACCGCAACAATGTTGTCTACTATGAGTGCGCAGATGAAGCAGAACTACTTCTTTCTTTTCTTGCTCACTGGCATAACCCTTCTAACTGTCCCGATGTAGTTACAGGTTGGAACACTACCTTCTTTGATATTCCCTACCTGATTAACCGTGTTACTAAAGTTCTGGGTGATGATAAAGCAAAGATGATGTCTCCTTGGAAACATATCCGAGAACGCATTGTAAGAGACCAACACCAGAACGAAAACCAAACCTATGAAATCACTGGCATTCAGCAGCTGGACTATCAAGACCTGTTCAAGAAGTTTGCCTATACCTATGGCAAGCAAGAGTCCTATAAACTTGACCACATTGCCTATGTTGTTCTAGGTGAGAACAAACTCTCCTATGATGAGTATGGTTCCCTGCACGGTCTTTACAAGTCTGACTTCAAGAAGTTTGTGGACTACAACATCAAAGATGTAGAACTAGTTGCACGACTAGAAGACAAACTTGGTTTGATTACATTGGCAATGACTATGGCCTACAAGGCAGGGTCTAACTTTGTTGATACACTTGGCACTACAGGTATCTGGGAGACAATCATCTACCGTCACCTTATGTCTAATAAGATTGTGCCGCATCTCAAACGTGACAAAGAAAAGAGTAAGTATCCCGGTGCATATGTCAAGGAACCTGTTCCCGGCATGTATGAGTGGGTAACTTCCTTTGACCTTGCATCTCTGTATCCTAACATTATTGTGCAATGGAATATGTCACCAGAAACTATTATGGATGGTGTATTCAAGTCTGGTGTTACTGTAGAGTCTGTGCTTGCTGGTGTTGATGTAGACTGTGATGCTAATCAAACTATTGCTGCTAATGGTATTGCTTTTCGCACAGATGAAGTCGGACAAATCCCCAAGATTATTAAAGACTATTACACAGAACGTAAAGTTATCAAGAAGAAGCAACTTGAAGCAGAAAAGTTTGTAGAAGAAAACGGCAAGACCTACCAGCTTACCAAAGATATTGGTCAGTTAGAGAATGAACAGATGTCTATTAAGATTCTGCTCAACTCCCTCTATGGTGCTATGGGCAACCAATGGTTCAACTACTTTGACCAACGCATTGCAGAAGCAATTACCTATAGTGGCAAGTTGACTATCCTATGGGCAGAACGTGCAATGAATGCTGCTATGTGTAAACTGGTAGAGAAAGATGATGACTATGTGATTGCTATTGATACAGACTCACTCTATGTTAATATGAAACCATTAGTAGATAAGTTTGCCCCTAAGAGTCCTGTAGACTTCCTAGACAAGACTGGTGCTGAATACTTTGAGAAGATGCTGAACGTCGAATATCAAAATATGTTTGAGAAACTAAACTGCATCGAAAACCGTATGGATATGGAACGTGAAGTTATTGCTGACCGTGGTGTCTGGACTGCTAAGAAACGTTACATCCTAAATGTTCTGGACAAAGAAGGTGTGCGGTATGCTGAACCTAAACTAAAGATCATGGGCATTGAAGCAATCAAATCTTCTACTCCACAGGTGGTCCGTGACAAGTTCAAGCAATCCTTTAAGATCATCATGGAAGGGGACGAGGAACGCACACAGAGGTTCATACAGCAGTTTAAAGATGAATTTGGTAGTCTACCACCCGAAGATATTTCTTTCCCCCGTGGTGTCTCTAATCTAACCAAATGGATAGATAAGAATACTGTTTACAAGAAAGGCACTCCTATTCATGTGCGTGGTGCAATCCTCTTCAACAATCGTGTAAAAGATTTAAAGCTTGACAAACAGTATGAAATGATTAAGAATGGTGAGAAGATTAAGTTCACCTACTTGAAGCAACCTAACCCTATCAAAGAAAATATCATATCCTATCCGGTCATGCTTCCTAAAGAGATGAACCTGCATGATTACATTGACTATGACAAACAGTTTGAAAAGACTTTCCTAGAACCTCTGCGTGTCATCCTTGATGCTGTAGGCTGGGAGACTGAGAAGACTGTAACACTAGAGGACTTTTTTGCATGAAACTGATGCTTGGTAATTGCCTTGATAAACTCAAGGAACTTGATGACAATTCAGTAGACTCTATTGTGACAGACCCACCCTACGGTCTGTCATTCATGGGTAAGAAGTGGGACTATGATGTTCCTGCTGTAAATATTTGGGAAGAATGCTTTCGTGTTCTCAAACCCGGTGGACATTTGCTTGCCTTTGCTGGCACTCGTACACAACACAGAATGGCCGTGAATATTGAAGATGCAGGATTTGAAATCCGTGACATGATTGCATGGGTCTATGGTAGTGGATTTCCTAAGTCTCACAATATCAGTAAGGCTATTGATAAGATGGCTGGTGCTGAACGTGAGGTTATATCAGAACAGAAAACAAACTCTGGTGGAATGGCACATATCAGCAAAACAAATGCTGAACATGGATTTAGACCAAATGCATATACAGGCAATTCTGCTGATAAAACTGCACAAAACGTAATTCAAGTAACCGCCCCCGCCACACCTGAAGCACAACATTGGGACGGCTGGGGAACTGCCCTAAAACCTGCCCTTGAACCTATCACTGTTGCTCGTAAACCTATTGCAGAAAAATCTATTGCAGAGAATGTTCTGAAGTATGGCACTGGTGCTATCAATATTGATGAGAGTCGTGTGGAAGGGCAACCGGAACCAACTAGATTTGACCCTAAAAAACACAGTCATGAAGGATGGAGAATGACAGCGACGGGTGAAGAAAGTGCAGCAAATGCTTCACCTAAAGGTCGTTTCCCCGCCAACCTAATCCATGATGGTTCAGATGAAGTAGTGGAGTTAGCCAGGGAGTCAGCACGTTTTTTCTACTGCGCCAAGGCGTCTAAGAAAGACCGTGATGAGGGTCTAGATCATATGGAAGAACAGCAGTTCGTTCAGTGGCAGACAGGTAATGGCGCAAGTGGTAAACCATCTTCTATGTCTGAAGGACGTGACACAAAGCGCAAGAATACTCACCCTACTGTGAAACCTACTGACCTTATGAAGTATCTGGTTCGTATGGTAACACCAAAAGGTGGTGTAGTTCTTGATCCGTTTATGGGGTCTGGCTCTACAGGCAAAGCAGCCAAGTTAGAAGGTTTTGACTTTATTGGTATTGAAATGGATGAAGAGTATTTTTTGCTTGCAAAATCCCGAATTGATGGTATAATGGTAGAGTCAACATTAGAGGACTTTTTTGCATGAAGAAATGGAAGACCCCACTACGTTATCCCGGTGGTAAATCTAAAGCAATGAATAAGTTGTTTGTGGATCAGAACATGCCTGTAGATCATATCGCAGAGTATCGTGAACCTTTCTTGGGTGGGGGTAGTCCTGCTATTGCCTTTACCAAGATGTATCCTGATACACCTGTATGGGTTAATGACAAATACTATAACCTCTACTGTTTCTGGAAGATGCTTCAGGAGCAAGGTGACAAACTGTATGCTACTGTAATGGATATGCGTAAAGAGTATGATACAGAAGAAACAGCAAAGACAATGTTTGATCGTATCCGTAAAGATATTGATGAGCAGGATGATATGTTTGAGATTGCATGGCGCATGTATATCATCAATAAATGTTCTTTCTCTGGTCTGACTGAAAGTTCTACTTTCTCAAAACTTGCGTCTATTCGCAATTGGACAGAAACAAATATGCAGTCTTTACCATACTTTTCTAGATTGATTCAGCACTGGAAGATTACCAATCTGGATTACTCTGAACTGTTGACCAACGATAAGAATACTTTTGTGTTCCTTGATCCACCTTATGACCTAAAGAAAGACTACACTCTTGCTGGTAGTGATGGCGAGTCTTTGTATGGTAAGAAAGGTTCTATGCACAAAGGTTTCAATCATGTGGAGTTTGCTGACAAGCTAAATCAACATGAATCTATGATGATGGTCACTTATAATTCAAATGAGAATATTAGAAAACTCTTTGAGGGATGGAGACAAACAGAATGGGACTTGACGTATTCTATGAATAATGGTAGTAAAGCATATCAAGAAGCACAAAAAGACCGCAAAGAACTATTGTGTATTAATTATGAAACTTATAAAGCAGGAGTGCTATTTTAATGATGCCCGTAACTAACTTTGAAAAAGTAATTCAGTTTATGAACACCTATAACCAAGAGGTGAAACGCAAAGCAGAATTCCCTGATGCTACGACTACACACTTGCGAGTAGATTTGATTGAAGAAGAACTGAATGAATTAAAAGAAGCAATTGCTAATGATGACTTGGTAGAAGTTGCTGATGCTCTTGCTGACCTTCTCTATGTTGTCTATGGTGCAGGTGCTGCATTTGGTATCAACCTAGATGCATGTTTCCATGAAGTTCACTCTAGCAATATGTCTAAACTTGGTGAGGATGGTAAACCAATCTATCGTGAAGATGGTAAGGTAATGAAAGGTCCAAACTTCCGTGAACCTGCTTTGAGGGATATCTTGACATGAAGATTATTGCAGGACCATGCCAGCTAGAAGAAAACTCTTTTGAAGTTGCCAAGTATTGTCAACGCATTGCAGAAGAGCATGGTATGGAATATTACTTTAAGGCAAGTTTTGATAAAGCAAACAGAACCTCTCTAAATAGTGAAAGAGGGATTGGGGTTGAACGTGCAATGCCTATCTTTGATGATATTAGACGTAAACTACGTTGTAAGATTGTAACTGATGTTCATACTACTGGACAAGTAGCAATCATGAAAGAAGTTGTTGATGTTCTACAAATCCCTGCGTTCCTTTGTCGTCAGACAGACTTACTGTTAGCAGCAAAGAACACAGGTAAGACTGTAAATGTCAAGAAAGGTCAGTTCCTTGCACCTTGGGACGTAGGTGGAATCATTAGTAAGGTAGGAGATAAGAATGTCTGGATTACTGAAAGGGGTTCTTCTTTTGGCTATAATACCCTTGTCAATGATTTTACTGGTCTTCAGTATATGTCTGAGAACTATAATACTCCCATTATTTTTGATGCCACTCATTCTGTCCAGAAACCCGGTGGCCTTGGTGGTGTTTCTGGTGGCAATCGGAATCTTGTACCCGCTCTTGTTCGTGCCGCTGTTGCTACCGGGCATGTAGACGGTATCTTTATGGAAGTGCATCCTGATCCAGACAATGCGCCTTCAGATGGACCTAACAGTCTAACCTATGCAATGTATGAAAAAGTGATTAAGCAAATCCAAATCATTCATGACATGGGTGTTATTATGGGAGTGCGATAATGAAACTAAAACCAATTATTATTATTCCAGCACGATATAACTCTAGTCGTTTCCCCGGCAAGATGTTAGAGAAACTTGGTGACAAGACTGTGATTGAGCAAACTATTGAAACAGGTAAACGCACTGGTCTGCCTGTCTATGTTGCTACAGACAACCGTGAGATTGCTTCTCTGTGTAATAGTATCGGTCAAGAATATATTATGACTGACCCTGACCACAAGAACGGCACAGAACGTGTAGCAGAAGCAATGGTTAAACTGATTGATAAGCATGGTGAAGAGTTTACACAAGAGTTTGATTATGTAATTAATCTACAAGGTGACTCACCACTCATTCCTGATTATGTTTTTAATTTAATGATGGAAGAGTATGAGCAACTAGCAGCACATGACAAAGACTTTGATGTTATCACACCTACCTTCCGTATGCCTATGGAGACTGCTGAGAGGTTCCTAGACTGCCGTGCAGAGGGTAAAGCTGGTGGCACTACTGTTGTTATGGATAAGACAGGACGTGCTGTCTACTTCTCTAAAGAGATGATTCCCTATGGTGCTGACCTAACTAATATTCGGTCATCCTCTGAAAAGATTCCAATGTATTATCATATTGGGATGTATGCCTATAAACCATCTGCACTCTTTGAGTATTCACAGATGGAAGAATCTGCACTGGAACGGACTGAAGGTCTGGAGCAGTTGCGGTTTGTAGAGAACGGTTATCATGTGCATTGCATGAAACTGCAACCTCTGCATTTTGACTTCTGGGAAGTGAACAATCCAGAAGATATTGAGATTGTCGAAAAAAGTTTGCATTTTGTGCGATAATAATAAAGGGGGGCTTGACTGTCCCCTTTTTTTATGTTAGATTAATTATGTAATTTGATGAGAAAGAGTAATGCATATGTCATGGAATCAGGAAAACGTTGACTTCTTACAAGGACTAGGCAAAAGAACTATCACACTAAACGACTATTTAAAGGCATATTACGGTGTAGAAATTTTGCCCTATAATAATACACTCGACGAAATACTAAAAAAGGTGATTAACCGAGTGTATGAGATTACAAATGAAGCATATAATAACCCTAGTCATAAATATTACTATGCTCCCCACAAGCGTATTAATGAATACGGAAACCATGTAGAAGATGTATTGTGCCAAGCAATTGAAGATGTAGATGGTTCAAAAGCAAAAAATCTAGGTGTTGGGTATCCTGATTTGAGTGCTAAGATGCGTGGCATGTTTTTGTATCCAGAATGTAAAATCAGTAGAGACATAGAAAAAGCAAGTTCTCTGCGCAGTTTTTATACCAGTGTGCCAGCAGAACGCACAAAGAAGATAAAGAACCTACAAGACGGTATGCATCTTCTATTCAAGTTTGAACATAACGGGCCTGGGGTTCTTACAGGGCGACACAAGGTGTTTGATCTGAACGGGATGGAATATGTAAGTGAAGCATTGCAGCAAGGCAATGATAAAAATGTCTATGATTGTGAAATGATTTTTGGTTAATAACAGGAGAATAAATGGAATCTAATGTATTTCACCTTCAAGATTGTATTGAAGGAATGATGTCACTACCAGAAAAAAGTATTGATACGGTAGTGACTAGTCCACCCTATAATCTAAACATTCAGTATAGTAAATATAAAGACAAGAAGCCAAGGGATCAATATCTCTCTTGGCTTCATGATGTTTTTGTAGGTGTTGATCATTGTCTAAAAGATGATGGTCATTTCTTTTTAAATGTAGGATATAGTAACATTGATCCTTGGGTGGGTATGGATGTTGCTAATGTTGCTAGAGATATTTTTGTTCTACAAAATAACATTGCATGGGTGAAGAGTATTCATATTAAAACTATTCGTGCAACTAAGAAGCAACTTCATAATACTACTTTTGGACATTTTAAACCTATCTCTAGTAAACGATTTACATGCCCTACATGGGAACACTTATTTCACTTTACAAAATCAGGTAATGTCGAGATTGATCGTCTTGCTGTAGGGGTAAAGTATGAATACTATCAGGAAAATATAAGAGGTGAAGAAGATAAACCTAAACCCAATCCAAAAGATAGTGTATTATATGGAGGAGATATAGAAGTCGAAGGAGGTAAATCTAATCTGAGAGATAAAGGCAACTCTTGGTTTATGCCTTACGAAACAATTAATACAAAAGATTTGCGTGGCAATCACCCTGCAACATTCCCTGAGAAACTTGTAGAAGACTGCCTGAAGTTGACAGGTATTCAAAACGGTGTCGTTCTCGACCCATTCATGGGAACAGGCACAACTGCTGTTGCTGCTGCTAAAAATGATTGGGATTTTATCGGATATGACATTGATGAAGAATATGTAGACTTTTCTAAGAAAAGATTAGAAAAAGAGCTTGACAACCCACTTAACATATGATATACATATACCTACAGTTAAACATTGAACTCGATTTGTTTTAGGACAAGGGCTGGTGCTTAGAGTGACGTTTAGTTGTTTTTTTTAAACTTATGAAGGAACTTAATATCATGGATATTATTAATACTAATGACAGTAACATTGTAACCATCGCTGATCTTGCTGATCAGTTTTCTGACTTTGCATCTGAAGGTATCACAAATGACCTTCCCCTAGTGTATGAAGAGTCTAGTCCTTCTACATGGAAGGTTGAACGTAGGTATCAACGTATGGTATCTCCCAACACCATCAAGAAAATGGGGGTGTATAATCCTTCATTGTCTGTTCCCCCTGTCGTTTCGGATCGTCCAAAGTCCTTTGGGGACTTGTCTGGAATGTTCGTCATTGACGGACAGCAGCACAGCATTAAGCATGTGCAATCCAGAACGAACAGACCTATGATGGCTGCTGTTTTGAAGCATCCTCTGGATGCTACTTACGAGCAGGTGCTGAAGAAGGAAGCAGAAGTTTTCCACAAGTTGAACACCAACACTAAGGCTCTTTCAAAACTTGAAAAGGTTCGTTCTGGTGTTGTTTACGAAGACCCCGAATCTATCCGCACACTTGAGGCTATGATGGCTTTGAACCTCAAGTGTGACAACTTTGGTTCGCAGTCTGATGATGCTTTGGAGATTAAAAACTTTTCGCAGTTTGACCACATGGTCAATAAAGAGCATTACGATGCTACAATGGGAGCTGTACATTTTTCTGATATCCAGTCAGCTTTAAGCTTGCTGAAGAAAGTATACCCCGAAGATCGTGAGGTTAATGCACTGGTATTGCGTGCATTTGTTTTGGTGAATGATGTGTTTCAGAACACTAGCAATGGCAAGCGAATCCAGTGGGTTCAATACATTACTGAACTTGAGGGACTGCGCCGTGACTATCCAAGACAGCAGAAACTGCATCAGGGTATGGGTACGTATGGAGCTGATAAGGATATCTTTTGGGAAAGGATTTTCGGTTCCTATCGCAGCTGGACTCAGTATCAGAAATTAGACAAGAACTACATCATTGGCAAGGAAACGATGGAGCATATCTCTGTCGAAAATAAAAAATTCACTGCACCAGAAGGATACATCTGGAAGGTTTAATATAGAAAGGGGGCTTGACTGCCCCCTTTTTTTGTGATATAACTACATCTATGAAATATTCCCTGACTATATTCAAAAACGTATTTGATAACAAGACACACCGTCGCATGGACTTTGACACTTGGCAAGGTCTAGAAGACTTGCTGTTTGAGTTATCACAGAAGAAAGGTAAGAAAGGTGGAAGTGATTCTTCTCCTCTCATTAGCCCTGCTATCTTCAAATCCTCTACGACTCGTTCTAACGACTCTGTTTTGGGTTGGGGTAACTGGTGCTGTATTGATGTTGACGATTTCGATGGTAGCATTGATTCCGTCCTAGAACCTCTAAAGCAATACTACTATGTTTGCTACTCTACAGCATCATCTAGGAAAGACAAACCAAAGTTTCGTGTAGTCTTTCCCCTGACTGATATGGTGCCAGCATCTCGTATCAAAGAGTTTTGGCATTCTATTAATAACCTTGCTTTGGATGTAGTAGATGCACAGACCAAAGACCTGTGCCGTATGTATTATGTTCCTGCTCAGTATCCTAATGCTGATAACTTCATCTTTAAGAATGAAGGTGAGTTTATTAATCCATTTGAACTGATGAAGCAGTTCCCTTCCCATGCTGGTAGTCGTAAGAAGAAGTTTATTGATACTCTACCCAAACCTCTACAGATTGAGGTTATCAACTATCGTAAGAACCAGCTAGAGAATATTGTTACATGGAAGTCCTACCGTGACTGTAAGTTCTTTCCACAGGATATGGGTAAAGAGTATCTTGCAAGTGCTGGTGTAGATGGTGGTGGTAACTTCTTCCGTCTCTATCGTATTATGGTATCTATTGCTGCTAGTGCTATCAAGGCAGAATATCCTATCACTTCTCTGGAGATTGTAGAGTTGTGTAGAGAACTAGACAACGATTGTGGTGCTATCTACAAGTCTCGCAATATGGAGTCAGAAGCAGAACATGCATTATCGTTTGCACTAAAAGGATAAAATTCGAAACGATAGTTTGAAAATAATGCAAAAAAGACTTGCAATCTCTTCCAAGGTATACTATATTAATAATGTAAGTTGATTGAAAGAGAGTTTTCCAGATGCAAAAGTTCAAAATCATGCAAATCGTTATGACCGATGCTGAAGTTGATGCTATCAACGAAGGTATTGATGTGCCTCGGTATAATGTCTGGAAAGACGCAATGACCTATGGTGGTAACGCACTGAAGGCTGTCTATGATGGTCTGGTAGAAGGTTACTATGAGCATGTAGCAACCATTACTGCTGACAATGTTGATGATGCCTACATGATTAGTAATGTTGGTCACAAAGAAGACCAGATTGAACGGCATGCAGAAATGCACAGTCTGAGTGTTGGTGATATTATTGTCACTGAAGAAGGTGAGCAGATTCTGGTTGATACGTTTGGTTTCTGCACTGTTTGTTAAAAAAATGTAAAATAGGGGTTGACAAACAGGTTGTTAGTCCCTATATTAAGTATGTAAGGAGATTTGTTATGCAAAACGTTTGGATGGTATGGCAGACCGTTGATTTCGGTCAGGACTGGATGATGGGTGTGTTTGCCTCGGCTGATGCTGCCAATGCAGCTATGGATGATATGTTTGCTGATTGGATGTCTGATCAGGATATGACTGCTGCGCAGTTTGCGGCGAGTCAAATGGATGACCCTTTCTTTGTTACTACTCAAGATGTTCAAGGAGGTTAAGAAAGTGACTGAAGAAGATACTATTGCTAATTTGGAAGCAAAGCGGGAAGAGCATCGGGCCAACGGAAACTTGGAATATGCTGAAGTCTGCACAAAGTTGATTGAATTGTTTAAGAGTGAAGGTGAAGATAATGACTGATGGTCACACACTTGCCCGTCGTATCATTGAAGATAATACCTGTGTGATTGAAGGGTTCGAATCAGAACTCCAAGAAGCATGGCGTTTTATTTCCCAATGGCGTATGTCGGAGGAATGTAAAGAACGTAATCTGGATTATGACTGGATTAACCAACTGAATTCTGCTGAACATGCTATTCGTAAGCGTGTTGCAGAATTGAAAAAAAGTTCATTTTAGGGGTTGACATTTACTCCATTAATCACTATATTAATAATGTAAGAGAGAGAAAGGAAAAAGGAGTAAATGAAAAACCTTCTCAAAAGACTAAAAGAAGTTGACAAAAATACGCTCTTTGCGTTTGTTGTCCTTTCTATGCCCGTATCTATGGTAGCCGCAGTTGCTACCATTACCATTCAAGTGCTTCTAAAGTAACGGAGAAATCTATGACTGACATGACTATTGCAAAGACCATCCTTGCCCAAATCAAAACCATTGACCCTTGGGCAATGGGTGCATGGGGAGCTAAAGACCTTGTAGCAAAAGAAAGTGGTCTTCAGTTTAAGTCTTCCGGTATGGTTAAGTGGAAAGGCATTGTAAGTGTTAATTACATTGCTGGTGCTGACCATTATGACCTTGAG